AGAGAGGAGATGTAGTGCTTGTTCCACCAGTTGCACCAATAGCAATGTTAGTTGTGCCTGTTGAAGCATTTGTGCCTATATTAACTGTTTTGGTTGCAGGTGAAGCGTTTGCGCCATTAGCAATATTGACAGTTTGCGTAGATGTTGATTGCCCAAATGTTAATGTGCCACCGCCTACAGTACCGCCAACATTGACGTTAGTTGTTGAAGATGAATTATTCGTGCCAGTTCCTATATTAACTGTTTTGGTAACCCCGTTACCATTTGCGCCTGTAGCTATACCTACAGTTTGTGTGCCTGTTGACCTACCTAAAGTAATTAGTCCTGTAGCACTAGCTGCACTACCACCAATGTTAATTGCGCCACTTGTAACACTTCCACCTATAGATACAGTTCCTGCCGTTGCTGTTAAAGAAATTGAGCCAGCAGCATTTATTGAACCTCTTAATGTGGTGCTTGTAGTGCTTGTATTGCCAATTACAGCAGTATTATCTCCAAGACCTGTTGCATCTGCACCAATAACAATTTCATTAGAGCCTGTACCAGTTGCGCCATAGCCAAGATAAATTGAGTTATTATTAGTTTTGCTATTAGAACCTGCATTATTGCCTATTGCTATTAAATTGTTTCCACTAGCATAGGTTATTGCATTAAATTGAGCATTTTCTGTTGAAGTATAATCAGCACCTAAATTTAAAGTAAAATAAGTCAAACTTGAAGTATCTGAAGGAAATCCACTTCCTCCTGACGTTATTGTAAAAGATGATACAGCCCCCCCAATAACATCCACACTAACTTCTGGGTAAGTGCCACCTGACATAACAGGAGTGCCTGACAGGTAAGTTAAAGTTGCAGTTGCGCTGAAAGTATCAGTTCCACTAGAAACATCATAGTAATCTAAACCCTGTGAAAATAAATTAAGTGTAGCTACACCTTTGCCAACCAAAGGCAATGTATTATTGCCAATTGCTACAAGGTTTGTATTGTTTGATGTTATAAAAGGTGAGTTTAATGGTGTTGTACCAAATGCAAGATTAGACGACACGCTTCCGCCACCTCGCCCAACTTTAGCACCATTAACTGTAATGTCTGTAGCAAATGATGGGTTGCTGTTTAATACTACTGAGCCTGTTCCTGTAGATGCAACTGCGCCTGTAGTGCCAAGCAATGCCTTGTCTGATGGATAGGTAACAAACACATCCTTAGTGCCAGCAGAGAAGTTAATCAATGCAGTCGTGCCTAAACTATTTGACAGCACAGTATCACGAGATAGTGTCGTTCCAGATGCTGTGTAAGTGCCGATACCTACCTCAAATTGAGATCCACCTGAGATGCAATAGTAAGTAGTATTACCATTGCCAATGTCAGCGAATGAACGGAAGCCTGTGAATGCACCACCAAGCGTAATCGTACCAGTACCTGTGGTGGTGGAAGTTTCCCTTACCCTATCCTTAACAATTAGAGCCATTGTCTATCCTCAAGATAATGTTACTGAAAGGTTGCCAGAAGCTATCTTAAAGATGTCACCAGTTTCAATTGTCTTAGATGAATCTAGTGGTGTGTGGTATAAAAGGTTGCCAGCAGTAGAAGCATCCATGATGCCAATAAATCCTACTGTACCCCATGTCGATGTACATTGTGGGAACGTGCAGTCTGCGCTAGATACCGATACACCATTGCTAGGTGCAGCGAATGTGACTGCTGTTCGTGCATATGATCCACCAGTTACCTCTGTGCCTGTGTTGGCATCAGTAGGATCACTAGTAAATAATGCCACATATACTGTTGTCGGTGATGTGTATGCCGTATTGCGTAGAGTTACATTGATTAATGCGTTCTCTAAATAGTTACTCATTTCAGCCATGATTATTCCTATCGTGTTGCTATTGAAATTGAAAGTGGTGAACCGCCATACTCACCTTGATCGTCACTTACTGTTAGTGCAGTCAATGCTCTATCGTACATAGCTGCCCAAGTCTGCAACCTTTGGTCGTTCATTAAGTACGGCTCTGCTTCACCTAGTGCGCCATATAGCAACAAGTCTGGGCAATTAGCCAAGAATACATTAGATGTGTTAGATGTCGTTAGGTATGGTGGTGTAGCGTAGTAAATCATTTGTAATGTGTATACACCATCTGGTATCGGTGCGAACTGAAACTCTTGCGCCAGCACAGTGTACTGCACAGGAACGCCAGTAATTGATGAGTTTGTGTTGCGATAAAAGTTTGATGGTGACTGATACCCAAGTGTCTGTATTGGGTTTGTGTTTATGTGCAAGTCACGCATCTGTAAGTAGTCTGATGGAAGTTCTACAGTTCCATCACCAGCTACAGTAGCCGTAGTAACAACCTTTAGCATCTGACGAATACGGAGTTCTCTGCGTAAACGAGTTTCAGCCAACTGAATGAAGTCTGGTATTTGTGCAGTCAAGTCTGAACGTGCCAAGTAACTAGCAATCGTAGCCTTCAAATCAGTATAGTTTGTTATGCTCATATTCTACCCATGCGAGTTCTGAAAACTTGGTTATCAGGATTGTTTAAGAAAGCCTTGAATCTGTCCATGTCCAAGACCTGTAATCCTCGTGTGATGCCTTGCTTCTCTAGTTCTTGAAACACCACAAGTGGGATTGATGCTACTTTGTTCTGTGGTGAAATGGTGTTATTGCCATCCCATCCTTTGTTGTTTAATGACTGTGCGTATAGAGACTTGTTATGCTCAACGAGTGCGCTAATGTCTTGTGTCTGTGCAATAATTAGCTTGTCATCTTCATCAATGAAACTTGTACTTGAAAGTGTGTTATGTATTGTATTTTCCATGTGTAAATAGAGAGAGCCGAAGCCCTCTCCATCCTTTAACGATTAAGTCAAATCAGAAATAATGCCATGTGCAGCTTCGTTCTTAACTTCTAATGTGTACTCTGTTAGCAGTTGGGTAATTTCAGAATCACCAACCTTAGCCAATTCTAATGTTTGGAATGGGCGTAGGTAAGCAACAGCAGCCATCTCTGGATCTAACAAGAAAGCTGTGTCATCAGCATCAGAGTTAGGAATGAAACGATCTGGAACGATTTGTAAAACACCGAAGTCACCAACGTAAACGTCAGCAGCAGCAACGATTTGTGCTTGTTGAGCAGCAGGAACGTCACGGAAGCGTGTAGCAATGCCTGTGAATGTTGATGCCACTACTTTTTGTTTTGGAGTAACCAACAACAATGAAGGTGCGCCACCTGCTGTGTATGTTGATTGAATAACTGTGTTTAAGATTGTTGATGTGAAATCACGATCAGTACCAGTTACACGAGCAGTAGTACCTAACTCGCCAGCAGTACCAGAAGTGCCACCAGAGTAGTTAGTCTTTAACCATGTTTGCAAGCCACCCAATACACGAGCAGTAGATGAGTTGCCGTTTGATTTAACTGTGTTACCTAAAAGTGTAGCTTCCATGTCACGCTTGATTTCAGATGAAACTTTAGCCAATTGGTAAGCCTTTTCTGACTTACGACCAGCTTTGTTTACTGCATCCAAAGTGCCAGAAATCTTAACTGTTTTACCAGAGATTTGGCATAGGTTACCAAGACGAGTAGTTGGTGAAACTGTGATGTCAGCACCTGCTGCGCCCTCAACTAAAGCGTTGGTAGCTACGGCAGCCAATGAATCTGTTTGCCACTCGTGTTTTACAGCAGTAGCAGATGTTTTACCAACTGAGTTCATGAATGGTGTGTCTGTTGGAGAAATGTTATAAATAACGTTTGATAAGTCCTCACGCATACCGATAGCGGTATAGGTTTGATATGTAGCCATGATTTAATTCCTTATAAAAATGATTCAAATAACTTAGCAGCATCCCTGACTTTGCCAGACTGCTTCAGTTGTTGTTGTTGTTTTTTAACTTGATCAGATGTGACAGGCTTAACGCTGTTGCCACTCTTAATAGTCTTTGTAGCTTCGTTAACTCGTTTGTTAACGTCAGGCTTAGATTTCTGTAATTTGTCGTATAACATTGCCTTGTGCAACGCTAATACTTGACGAGAGTCACGAACCATTGATAGCTCTTGGTCTGTGAAGCCAATGTCTTTAGCGAATACTCGCAGTTCAGACCTTAACTTTTCACCCTTAACTGGATCGCTATATTCTGGTAGCACTTCAGCTAATTTCGCAGCTTGTTGAGCGATGTAACCTTGCAATGCGTGTTGTTGTTCCGCTTGTTGCTGTTCGGCAATGCGATAACGTTCAGCTTGAATTGCTTGTAACTGCTCTTTCTGTTGCGATAACTCTGCTACCTTTACTGCGTACCCAATAGGATCAGATTCCTTGAGATATTCTAAGTTCTCACTTTGCTCTGGTGCAGACAGCAACTGCTCCATTGCTTGCAACCTCTCAGCGTAGGCATCTCGTAATTGCCTTGCTTGGTCTATAGCTACAGATTCGGCTTCTAAAGCCTTGCGCTGTTCAGCTACTTGTTGCGTTTTCTTAGTGTAGTCTGCGCCCTGTTGTGCAAGTGTCTTGAGTTCAGTTAAGGTTAATTCTTTCTCTTCTCCAGCAACTTTGACCGAGTATGTCGGTTCGTCATCTGGTTCGGATTCAGATTCCTGCTCTGGCTCTTCATCTTGCCAATCTTCATCGCTGCCTTCACTAACTTGTAACTCTTCTTCTGGCTGTTCTGTCTGTGCTTCAGCTTGCCCTTCGGGTGCTTCTGCTGCATCCATTAAACCTAAGAAAGAATTTGCTGCTTCTTGTACAGTACCTGTACTCTCACTCCCAGATGGGTTGGTGATTTCACTCATTTTACTACTCCTAAATTAGCCTTACGGCAAAATCAAAATATCTTCCAACGCTTCTCGTTAATCTTGCGCTGGTCTGCAATGGATACAATGTGGTTATATACGTCTTGTATCGCATTTAATTTGGTGTATGCTGCTTCACGTTCTTGGATGTCATGCTCGTTAGAGTTGACGATTCTATCTACTTGCACTTGCCTTAAATCTTTAAATACTTCTAGGAACTTTTCATCTAGTAGTAAGTTATTTGCCCACTCAGAAAATGTCATTATAGGAATCTACCTGCGCCACTAGATGCATCACCTACTGCGCCTTGAGCCATGCCACTTAACAGACCATCCAATGCGCCACCTTGTGTACCTTGCGATGTCTGTAATGCGTTTTGTATCATAGGGAATAGTGCTGCAATGGATGTGTCAGCATAATCGTATAGTGCTTGTGGTTGCATTGCTGGTGTGTTAATGTTGTTTAGGTATGTTCTTTCGCCACCCATGCCAATTCTTAAATTTCCAAGATGTGATAAACCACCACCTAAAGAGCCACCTGATAAAGAACCAAAATTAGGTCGTGAGTTTGTTTGTGGCTGTGTATAGTATTGCCCCATGTCTGGATCGTAATATACTTGTGAACCCTGTGAGCCTGACATTCCACCCATAACTATCCCCTTGCTATCTCTTGTAGTGAACCAATTGCCTTCATCACAGCATCTAGTTGGGATGACTGCGCTTCTTGGCTTGACACTTCCTGTTTAAGCTGTAGCTCTAATCCTTGTAATGCTAACTTAGCCTCTGCGATGCGATTGTCTGCTGCATCCTTAGCTGATCGTTGCGCTAACTCTAGGTTCTTGCGTTCAGCCTCTAAGCCCATCTTCTGACGATCTAGTTCATTCTTGGCTGCATCTGATTGCGCCTTGAGTTCTGCCTTAGATCTCTCAATGTCTGCATACAATTTAGCAGCTTCAGCAGTAGGATCTTGTGGTGGCTGTGAAGCCTGTTGCATAATCTGTTGTTCTACCTCTGGTGTAATCTCATTGATGAACGCAGTCGTGTCCTTGAAGCCAGCCATCTCAATCATCTTACCAAGTGTGCTTCTATATTGCGATACAGTTACCAATGGATTGTTAGCACCATACTTGCCGATAATCTCTTCTTGCTTTGCCATAATCATCTGTAGCATTGCAATCTGTTCTTGACGATTGCCGTTACCCAAACCTACGTTAATTGATACATCGTACTCATTATCCCACTCACGAGGATCAAACGTCACCCATTTGCCACGCAAACGCAATGTACGCTCTTTTTCTTGGTACTTGCATAGTAGGTGTAGGATGCCTCTAAATAATGACTTAACGCCTGTTTCTGCAAAGATACGAGCTATCAGCTCTAGCTTACCTTGAGATTGCTGTGTCATTGCTGCTACTGCTGTAGCTGATACGTTCTGCAATACGTTAGGATCAAGACCTTGCTGCATATCTGATACACCAGTACGCTTCGCTAGTGCGCCATCCAAGTATTCAAACATAGGGAACGATTGCCCTGCCGTTGACTGTACTGTCAATGGGATGATAGCGTTAGGATTCTTAACTCGTACTACGCCACCAGCAGTAGACGTTAGCAAGTCATCTAGGTTTACTTGACCTTCTACGGCAGCAACACGATAGTTGTTCGTTAGGTACAAATTAT